TAAGTGAAGTTTGCCAAAAGTTATACATTCTTTGTGGGTCTTTGGCCATTCTTACAATACCAAATTTCTTTTTCTTATTCTCTACTACAGTTTCTTGACCATAAACAGGAATAATAGGAATGTATTTACCTGCCCATTCGCCTTCTTCCAATACTTCCATAGATGTTAGTTTGCACCATTTAATCTTTTTCTCGTATGAATTTCTTGATTCTACGATTGTAATGCCTGCCATGTCTAAAACATCTTGTGGTGGCAATTCTGATGACTTAACTGTTGTTCCGTCTGATAATAAATGAATCTTAATAGGATTGCGTTCAGTATAGAAGTATTCAGCTAGTCTAATATCCTCTTTCATAACCCATTCAGGATTAGTGTCGCCTGTGCCTCGCATTGTGAATCCTTGCTCAACTTCGGCATTGGGATACATTTTCTTGAAATTGTCTTTAGAGATAACTGTGGTAATCAATACCTTTTCTGCGTCTGATCCATCAGGCATGACTGAATTAGGGTCAAAGTAAACAGTAAAAGGGTTATCAATAGCTCTAATATAGATTTCTTGGTCAAATGAATCGTCTTTAACGTAGTCTGTAGTTACTCGCCAATATCCCCAACCCATACGAACTGCAAAATCACCAGCTTTATCATAAGCTTGGTCTGCATCTGATTGAACTTCAATGTGACGGAAAATGCCTGAAATGATCTCGGCCATTTTAGCGTCTGATTCATTATTCATGCCATGCGCTTTCATGCGAGGGCGTTGTTGACGCATTTGGTTAGTTAATTGACGGCAATAGGCATCAACTTTATTGACTGTTAAACATGGTCTTGCTTCTAAAACTCTACTATTTTGTATTTCAACAGGCCATTGGTCACCTGCTGCAAACTTTAAATCCTCTAACGCTTCACTTCTATTCATTTGGTCTGCTTCATTAGCAAACTGTAAGAATTGAATAGCGTCTTGTATTCTTGGGTCGTTATCAACTACATTAGTTTTTTTAGCTCTTGCCATGTGTTATCCCATCCAGCTTACGCCAGGAGTATATGTTTGTTTACGGACTTTTTGTTCTTTTCTATCTTGCAACATTAAACCGATATATCTAAATGCGTCAGCACCATGAGAGTATTGGTCATGGAGTGGATTGCGACTAAATTGACCTGTGTCAGGATCAACTTCATATCGGTAATGACGCAAGCATTGTAACCCATCTGCGCAATTTTCTCTATCGAAATAACAGTTAGAAAATATGGTTCGTGCAGCATTGATTGAATCTACCACAGGAACTCTAGGTAAAATGTTAGTTTTATATCCGGCTGCCCTTACAATTTCATCAATAGACCGACCATTAGACGCAATATTTTTACTTTCTGCATCGTGTGGTAAGTGTAAAGTATCGTAAATGTAGCCTAATTTTTGCATTTCCTGCAAATAATGACTGATAGTCTTTTGCGTATCTTGCAAATATCTGATTAATCTTGTTTCCATGCCTATAAATTGAACAAACCAAATAGCTGTGTGATCTGCCCAACCTAAATCAAATACAGCATGAACAGGCTTTAATGGATCGTAAGGGACTTTAGTTATTCTACCTGATAGCTCTGCCACATTCATTTCATTAGCAAATATAGCGCCATCTACTGTAAGTCTGCATAGACCTTCCCAAACATTATTGTAGGCAATAGGATCACGATTCTTTAACGCATCCTTTTCCATGCGTAATGTATCAGGAAACCATGGGTTATCGTTCCAATTAATACGCTGAACAATAGAGTTTTCAGGTGGATTGACCACAAATCGCTGGTAAGTTTCGTCTTGCTCTAATTCAGGGTTAAAAGTTATCCATATTTCAGACATTTCTTTACGGATAGTTGGGATTAATGTATTCCAGCTAGATTTGGATACTGTTTGCGCTTCTTCTACCCAACAGATGTCAATACCTTCGTATGATTTAACATTGGCTATGTTATTCTTTAATCCTACAAAGGCAAATTCTGTTCCGTTTGCTGCACGAATAGCGTTTTGAGTTATCTCATAAAATGAGTTAAGACCCATAGCATTTATCTGATCTGACAATAATTTATGCACAGAATCTTTAATAGATGTCATAAATTCTCTTGCACAAAGTATGCGTAAAGGCTTTTTAGCGCCTTTTATCAATAATGCCCTGGCAACTCCCCAAGACTTTGCGCCACCTCTGCCACCATATAATGTTCTATACCTGACATAAGGTGGAGTAAATAGACATTCTAGCTTTTGTGGGAACTGAACATCTGCTATGGCTTTATCAAGTAGTCTTTGTTCCATCTGTTGATACAAAAGTTACTTGTATGCCTTCTAATGGCGTTCCGTCAATATTGCCAAATTTAGTGGTATTGGTTTCACCCCAACCCATTTGAGCTTTAGTCCACCATATTGCAGCAGTCGTATCACCTGCTATTGCTTTATTGTATAAAGATTTAGCTACGTTAGCAGACGCAGTAGCTTTGCCCACAGCTAATTCTTTCTCATAGTGTTTGCGTAACGTCACATCAGATATGCCTAACAATGCAGCTATTTGCAGTTGAGGCAATCCAAGCCCTGAAGCGCTTAATACTTGCTCTTTTGTCTTATCAGTAGGAACGTGTTCTAGCATCTTTTTATTGACCAAAAGTGTTTAAAAGTAAGTGTTGTAAATCAATCATTTAATAACTCTGCCTTCTTACCTGTAAAATCTTCCCATCTCTTGACTATTACGTCACAATATTTGGGATCAAGTTCCATTAATCTTGCTCTTCTTCCTATCTTTTCACAAGCAATCATTGTTGTTCCTGTTCCTCCAAAGCAATCACCTACAATAGCACCATTTGTTGTAAAAGATGTGATAGCCCATTCAGGAAGATCAATTGGAAAGGTTGCTGCATGAACTTTAGAAAATTCATTGTTTCTATTGGGTGCGCCATCATATACATTCTTGATTGTGCCCCTAAATTGTGCAGAAGGTATTGCTCGTGACGGATTTTCTTGTGGTGATAGGAATATCATGTATTCAAAACATGAATTCATAACCTTTTCTGCCATTGCCGGTGCTGCGTGTCCTTTGTTCCAAATAGCCATGTCAATAAAGTTATTCTTGTATTGATTAAGATATTCTAAAACTGCAACTTTGTTTCCTGCTAATTGTTGAATGTTTACAACCATACACTTGGTAAAATGTAGCCAAGCATTAGTAAATCCACATAGTAAATCGTAATATTCGTGTTTAGACTTATTGTCTTGATACATTCCATATTTGTTATCTGTTGTATGGGTATTCCCTGATAATTTTTCAGAGTCGCCAGCGTTATAAGGTGGACTTGTGAATAAAAAGTCTATTTCATCGCCTTCCAATAGCATTTCTACAGCTTCAATGTCAGTAGAATCTGCACACATTAAACGATGATTGCCTAATTGATATATGTCGCCTGGTTTTGTTATAGGTTCTTCAGGAATTTCAGGAACTTCATTTTCATCCGTTAATCCTTCAGTTTCTTCTACAATATTCAATATTGCATTTAATTCTTCAGAACTAAATCCTGTTAAATCAAGATTAAAGTCTAAATCTTTTAAATCTTGTAACTCAATAGCTAATAGGTTTGTATCCCAATCAGAGTTTAGGGCTAGTTTATTGTCTGCAATGATTAATGCTTTGCGTTGTTCTTTGGATAGATGTGCTAATTCAATGACAGGAACTTCAGTCATGCCTAGCTTTTTAGCCGCCATAATACGACCATGACCTGCAATAATTCCATTATCACCATCAACTAATATAGGGTTAGTCCATCCAAACTCTTTAATTGAAGCTGCAATTTGTGCAACTTGATGGTCTGAATGTTTCCTAGAGTTGTTGATATACGGAATTAAGTCCGATAGCAACCTCTGTTCGATTTGCATTAAACTTGTGGTTCTTCAGGCAATGGTTCTGCTGGAGTAACTTCTACAGGTGTTGGGTTAGCTTCTGCTTCCGCTGCTTGTTGTGCTTGCGCTTGTGGGATACCTTGTGCTTTAACTTTAGCAACTACAGGTTCAGCAAACTCCATAGGTAGTTTATAAAGACCTGCTAATACTAATTCTACTTCTTTGATTTCAAGTTCCAACTTAATGGCCATGATTGACTCCTAGTTAATAATTAAATGTAAAAAAGTGATATATTACTTTTTTTTCTTTTTACTTGCTTCTCGCTTCTCGCTGTAGGCGATTGCAACTGCCTGTTTAATAGGCTTACCTGCTTTTACTTCAGCCTTAATGTTTTCTTTAAACGCTTTAGGGCTTGTTGATTTTTTTAGTGGCATAATTTTATTCCTTTTCCTCTATAAATGCTACATCTTGCCATGACATAATGAGATATTTCTCGCCATTATCCATGACAGGTTGAAATTTAAGATATTCGTCTTTACCCATAGTTCCGAACCTTATACGGTCGCCTACAAATACAGGCATAATATCATATTTACCTTCTTTAATCTTTTTGCCAGGGCCAACTGCTACTACAACACCTGTATTGTATTCTTCAGCGTAAACAAAGCCAGGTATGGCTGACTTATCTTCACGTTCAATAGGTTTTACTAAAATTTTGTCTGCAAAGGGTCTAATCATTTCTTTTTGCCTTTCAATTTAGATTCTTGATGTGATTTCATATCAAGTTTGATCTCATGTTTAACAAATTCAATGGTTATGCGTGATTGATCTTCAAGATATTCACCGCACCAATCGTTTTCATGTTTATTGTAAGTTTGAGGATAGCGATGGCATGATCCTAATACATCGCCAAAAGAAAAGAATTTACAAGACTTGCAAATTTCTTTAGAATTTAATACAGCCACTTATTACCTCCATTAATATTTGGTTAGAATTCCCAATCAGGCTAGGGCTGGTTGGGATTTCGTTTTATTACATCTTATCTTGTTCGTGTTCCATGCGTTTGTGTGAATAGCACTCATGTTCTTTAGCGCCACCTTTTAATTCACCTAAACGACCATCGTATTTACCAGCGTGTGAAGCTTCTCTCAAGCCAAGTCCATCAGCCTTACCCATACCAACACCGCCTTTTACTGCAACTTTCTTTTCGCCTGATGTATCTGAAGCAAGAACGCCTTTAGGCATTTTCTCACCTGATGCACCTGACTTAAATACTTCTTTATCTTCCATACCCATGATAATTTCCTTTTAATCTTAAATTTAGCTAAATTTTCACGAATTATTAGACTCGTGAGCTTTTATTTTAGCAGAAAATTGAGCCTTGAGTAGCTTTATTTCTTCTATTGACCACTTTACTGTTTCGTTATCAGATTCGAGTGCTTCAACAAGCTCCATTCCAATTTTTCTAATAAGTCCAAGTCTGTATCGGATGAGATTGCCAGATAAATGGGTGTTACAGGCTGCGCATTGTCTGTGGCAGTTATGCTCGTTAAATCGAAGGTGTCCTGCACTTCCAATGCTTCTGTAATGGCCTGCATGATATGCGCTGGCACTTTTTGACCCACAACTAATACAACCGTCATTCTGATCCCTTAATCTAATATATTTATTGAATATTACTTGAGTATCTTTAAGCCAATCTGATCGGCTCTTTAATTTTTGCTTTGCTTCTTTAACTTCTTTTCTGACGGTTTTAATTCTTTTGTCTTTAGCTAACTCTAATGCACATTCAAACCCACAGACTTGTTGAAGTGGTTTTGTTGGCTCAAATACATTCTTACATACTTTGCACTTTTTAGGGCGCAATTGTAAACCAACCTGTTGCAATATATTTACTTGTTGAATATACAGGATTGCCTCTATGTGTATGAGTAAACCCAGCAGGAAATATACATAACAACCCAGCTTTAGGTTTTATTTTAGTAGCTTGCCATAAAAATTCTGTTTCGCCTTCGCCTTCAGGTATGTCATTAAGATATAAAGTCCAGGCTAATATTCTATTGCATACTAATGGATTGTCAGCTTCACAATGAAATTCGTGATAGCCACCTTTAGGTTCAGTCTTTTGTATCTTTACTTCATTAGAGTTTAAATGTATTCCGTTTATTACAAAGAATTCGTCATAATATTTATTTAATGATGATTGAAGCGCTTGATTAACCATAAGCGTTATATCTTTATGATAAAAGTGTGCAAAGAATGATGTGTCTAATCTTTTTAATTTAGTTTTAAAATGATCTTGACCACGATGTATTGTGTTGGGTTGATTTAAACTAACAAACTTTTCAAATTCATCAATAATGTATTGACAATTATCTTTTGACAAAACATTTTCATATAGACCAATAAAATCATTCATTAAGGGGTTCACTTTCTCTTAAGAGGTTCATTTTTTATTAAG